CTTCTAAACCTCCGCAGTAGAGTTCCTTCTAAACCTCCTCGCGATTGGCCCGATGGCGGTCCGCGATATCGAGGAGCAAGCCGTGGACGCTGGATTGCTCGGGGAAGGCAAGCCGATTAGTCAGTCAAAGCCATTTCGTCTTGCGCGGATCGAGCTTGGAATCAAGCCCAGGCGGGCAGGTGGACTTGGCGGTGGCGGTCGATGGGTTTGGGAACTTCCCGGCACTAAGATGCCCCCTGACCCCTATGATGCCCCTGTTTCTGATGAAGGCACCTTAGCTTCAGAGGGGCACCTTAGCGATGCGGATCGGAAGCGATGAGTGGCTCTGAGGCTGCACAGATACGAAGGCGGCTTCCGCAGCGAAGGTCTCATGAACTGCTGGATTTTGAGCATGCCGGGCACTGCTACACGGCCGGCCTCGGCTATTTTCAAACCGGCGGACTCGCGGAAATCTTCATCAACGTTCCCGGACGTAGCGGCAGCGCAATCGAGGCCGTGGCCCGCGATGCAGCGATACTGACGTCGATCTGCCTGCAGCACGGAGCGTCCGTCGACACCATTCGGCACGCTCTAACCCGTAACAACGATGGAAGTGCGGGCGGGCCTCTGGGTGCAGTTCTCGATTTGCTTGCATCCGCTTCGGATCTTTCAGGAGATTGATGGCGCGCTTTGGTAGCGTAGTTCTTCGCAATCATTCGAAGAAGCGCACGCTACCGATCCGATTCGCTGTCGGGTAAAATCATTCGGGCGGAGCCATGGTTGGTGCTTACCAACGGAAACGATGCAGATGTCCATCACCGACTTCGATGAGTTTGCAGAGCATTCCCGCAATGCGCCAGCGAAGGTCGGCTACGGCTGCCCTCCCGTGCATAGCCAGTTCAAGCCAGGTCAATCCGGCAATCCGAGCGGGCGAGCCAAGGGAAGTCAGAATTTCAAAGCGCTCTTCAACAAGATCCTGAACGAGGAAATATCGCTCCGCGAGGGATCAGACGTCAAAAAGTTATCCAAGGCTGAGGCTATCGTACGTGGGGTCGTGATCGGCGCCCTTAAGGGTGACGTGCGAAACGTCGCGATCTTGTTCCGGCTGGCAGAGCAAGTTGGGCAATTCGAAGAGCCGTCATCGGAGGTCACCGAGATCCGACGTATCATCGTGGGTTGGCGGAAGGATGACGAAGCCGATGCGGTCTAAATTGGGCCCATCGCATCGGGAAAACAAAACCCTGGTTACAGGCAAATCTGCAGGGAAGGCATCTTGGCCAGCAGATCACGTGCAGCGCTGGCCAATCGACCGACTGGTTCCTTATGCTCGCAACGCCCGCACCCATAGCGACATGCAAATAAGCCAGATCGCAGCCTCCATCCGGGAGTGGGGCTGGACCAATCCGGTGCTGGTAGGTGAAGACGGAACGATCATTGCCGGCCACGGCCGGGTGTTGGCGGCACACAAGCTCCGCATTGCAAATGTGCCGGTCATGGTGGCGACCGGATGGAGCGAAGCGCAAAGGCGCGCCTATACGATCGCCGATAACAAGCTGACCCTGAATGGTGGGTGGGACCAGGAACTGCTGGGCCTTGAAATCGGAGAGCTTGAGGTCCTTGGATTCGATCTCGATCTCATCGGCTTTTCAGACGAGGAGCGGGCATCGCTGGCTGCGCGCGCCACGGACGGTCTGACCGATCCCGATGTTGTGCCCGATTTGCCGATCCACCCGGTCACGCGGCCGGGCGATCTCTGGGTTCTCGGCGGGCATAGGCTCATCTGTGGGGACAGCACGTCCAAGGACGACGTCGACGCGCTGTTGGCCGGCGTAAGCCCGCACTTGATGGTGACCGATCCGCCCTACGGTGTCAGCTACGATCCAGCTTGGCGAAAACGCGCTGGCGTCAATCTTAACCCTCTCAAGCTCGGCAAGGTCGTCAACGACGACCAGGCAGACTGGCGGGAAGCCTGGGCCCTTTTTCCGGGATCGGTCGCATACATCTGGCATGCGAGTCTGCATACGAGTGAGGTCAAACAATCGCTCGAAGCCTCGGGCTTCGGCATGCGCGCCCAGATCATTTGGGCGAAGGACCGCTTCGCATTCAGCAGGGGCCATTACCACTGGCAGCACGAGCCCTGCTGGTATGCGGTCCGCGGAACGTCTGGGGCTCACTGGAGCGGGGATCGCAAGCAATCCACCGTATGGACCATCGACGCCCGCGAGGACGAGGGGCATGGCCATGGCACGCAAAAGCCCGTCGAGTGTATGCGCCGGCCGATCGAGAACAACTCGTCACCGGGGCAGGCCGTCTACGACCCGTTCAGCGGATCGGGTACGACCATCATCGCAGCAGAAATGACCGGCCGCTCGTGCTTTGCGATCGAGATCGATCCCGCTTACGTCGATGTCGCAATCTTGCGATGGCAGGCCTTTACGGGCTTGACGGCCACGCTTCAGGGCGCCGGCGGGTCGTTTACGGAACTGGCAGCCGAACGGCAGGTCGAGAGCGTTGCCTGATGGGTCGGCGCGCTCACCGACCCGATCCCTCGCAGCGTCGCCAGGTCGAAGCCTTGGCCGCCTATGGCATTCCTGAAGCCGATATCTCCGGCGTTGTCGGGATTGATCCGAAGACGCTGCGCAAACATTACCGCGAAGAGCTGGATCTCGGAGAGACCAAGGCTAACGCCCAGGTGGCGGGCTTCCTGTTCAATGCCGCCAAGAACGGGAATGTGACCGCACAAATATTCTGGCTCAAGACCCGGGCGAAATGGCGGGAAACGCCCATGGAGGTGAAGCATTCCGGTTCGGTCGGCCATCGAGACCTAAGTGAAGTCTCGGACGAGGAACTGATGAGCATGATCTACACGCTCAGTGCCGATGTCGGGCTGGCGCCAGTCAGGACGATCGATGCGGACTTACAGCCATCCAGCACGGAGCCCTCTGAGGGGAACATTTTGAGGCTGATGCCGAAGACCTGAGGAAAATCGCGTGCCCAAACGTCTGCCAGCGAAAGTCGACGCTCGTGATCTCGCAAACGAGATAGTCAGGCGCACCAGGGGAGGCGTTTGCAATTCCACTGGCGACTCCCTTCCATATGTCGTCCGCCTCAGCGATCCCCCAAGGCTCCATGAGCGGCTCCAGCTTTCGGCCTGCCGAATCCTCCGCCATCCGATTGCGATCGTGCCTGCCGTGTGCGCCAGCGCGCAGGAGTGGTTAGACAGATACAGCAAGTTGGCTCGCCGTTAATTGGCCACCCACGGCCGCACAAACCGCCGTTGGGGCGCAATTGATACTAGATGCGATATCGTCCGCTCCGGCCGGAACAAGCGGCCAGCTGGCCCCGCGTGCGGATGCACGTTGCACAGCGACATCGAAGACTGCCCTCGCGTACGCTGCTGCAATATTGAAAACAGCAACTATGTTGCTCTGGTTTGCGCTACGACCAAACGCCATACGGTGGTATGCAGTTTGTATGGAACGCGCGATTGCCTACTTGCGAGTCTCAACCCAGCGGCAGCAGCGATCCGGTCTCGGAATTGAAGCCCAGCGCACCACAATCCAGCAATTTGTCGCCAACGAGTCGTTGGCGATCAGCGCAGAGTTCGTCGAGTTCGAAAGTGGCAAAGGGGCCGATGCGCTCGACAGGCGACCGCAGCTAGCCGCAGCCTTAGCCGCCGCCAAAGTCGCGAAATGCAGCGTAATTGTCGCCAAGCTGGACCGGCTTTCCCGCGATGTAGCCTTTGTCGCCGGTCTGATGGCTCAGCGGGTACCCTTCGTCGTTGCCGAACTGGGCCGCGACGCCGATCCCTTCATGCTGCATCTTTACGCTGCTTTGGCTGAGAAGGAGCGGCGGCTGATCTCGGAACGAACCAAGGCTGCTTTATCGGCAAAGAAGGCAAGCGGGATAAAGCTCGGCAACCCTCACAATCTGAGTCTAGCCGGCTCCCGAGGACGGGCAATCCAGGTCAGGGCGGCAGACGAATTCGCCCAGACCGTGCTGCCGGTAATCCGGGCAATCCAGGCGGCAGGGACCACAAGCTTCGCATCAATTGCCGGCGTGCTCAATGAGCGTGGCATCAAGTCTGCGCGGGGTGGCAAATGGCACGTATCCTCGGTCGCGAACGTGCTTAGCCGGACGCAAGGCTAGTTTAGCAATTGCCTTTTTATAGACGGGAAGAAACTCAGACACTCCACCCCGTCCCGCACTTCGCGCTTAGCGGGCTTTTTTCATGCGCCAATTCCTATATGGTCTCAAGCCACCAGGAATTCGCGCAGTTTCCATGTTGGGGCCTGTCGTGCGCAAAGGCGATGTCGTCACTGATTTCGAGCTTCCCGATGAGACCGGTGCGCCGCGTCGCCTGTCCGGGCTCCTCGCCGATGGTCC